GGTCACGCAAACGTGAGTATGTAATAGCAAGAGCAATGTTTTGCTACTTTGCATATAGAGAGTTAAATCAGTCATTAAAGAAAATCGGTCTATATTTAAATCGTGACCACAGCACCGTCATACACGGCAGAGATATGATAGTTGACTACCTTGATATTAAAATGAAATACGAGACCGCAATGCATAACAGAATAAAACAAAGACTTAATGCGATTCCTGACAATTACCTTGAGGAGGTCACTCGAATATCTCCATATCTGTGTCAATGATGAAGAAGAAGTCATCTACTACTGGAGGAAGTACACAAAATTAGGATGGGAGTTAGTATCAGTTGACGAATCACTTACAACTAAAACTGTGTGGAAACAATATTGATAACTTTGGTCAAATTAAAAAGAAATTTGTTAAATCAAAAAGATTCAAATAATATCGGAGCTAACGCAGTCAATCTGGCTGCGTGAGTTCTGCATAAAGATTGCAGGTGAACTTTCATCAGACTTATACCAAGAACTATTTGTAATTCTATGCGAAAAGACAGACGAATGGATAGAAGAAAAATACAAGAGCGGATATTGGGAAGGCTTTGTCATTCGCATTTGTTTGAATCAGTACTACGGCAAATACACCAACTTCAGCAAGAACTTCATTAGACCGATAGGCTTATATGATACAGAAGGAGTTGAGATAATAGAAGAGAATGATTCGATGTACAAAGAGGCACTATATAGCACTATTGACGACATTGTATCTTCTAAAGAATGGTATGAGCAAAAGATTTGGACTTTATACTGTGAAGGTGACACGAAACTTGAAATTAAACCACGCTCGGCAAGAAGCATCAGCAGAGCAACCGATATTTCAAGACAGGAGATACTCAGAGTAATAAACACAATTAAAAAAGAAATAAATGAACGACTTGTTGCAAATTTTGGGCATATCATCGATGAGCATTATTTGGGTTAGAGAGTTTGGCTACAGATTCAAGAAACCTTTCTCATGTGAGTTGTGTCTATCGTTTTGGATTACATTGTTTTGGTTTCATTCCATTGAGGGCATACCCTTAGCATTTTTGGCAGCAGCAAGTTCAACCATTATAAATAAGTACTTATGACGGCAATACAACAATTAATGAATGTACTAAATGAATTACATCCTAATTTGTTAAATGTACATACCAATGGCGGTAGAGAATTTGTTAAAACTTGTCATAAATTTTTGCAAGTAGAAAAGCAACAAATAATTAAAGCCTATGAGCAAGGTGTAACTGATGAACATGGTGACACAATAATATTTACAACAGAAGGCGAAGACTACTACAACTCAACATATAAATCATGACACAAGAAGAAATAAACTACATTATCACCGACATTCAACCACACTTCACTAAATGGAAGCATAGCGGTTTTATGAGGTTAGCACCAGAGGACTCAGTTAAAGTCAGAGACATCTATTTCAGAGAGATGGGCAGACCAATGCCTACCTGCTCTAATTGTTTCGTAGAGTCACTTTATTCGTTAATTGTAAGAGCAGAAGCACAACAAGAAATTCAAGCAGCTACTATTGCAGATGATGAGCAAAAACCAAAACGCAAGAGAAGAACAAATTAAATTCGCTGAGTACTTAGCACACAACAATTATGTCTTATACGACATAGTTAGAGGAGTTAGTTACTGGAGCAACGGCAAAGAAGCAAAAACAACAAAACAACTACTAAGAGAATATGAACTCATTCGGAGGAACTTGGAATAATCAGCAATGCTTTGATTACGAGATGCGTAATGGCATCCACTTAGATAACCCTGCATTTGTAAATATGTACGATGAGGTTGCAAATGAAATCACAGCTTTGTTAGATATTGAAACACACACAGACTTAGGTGGTGGAGTAGGTGCTTACTGTTTAGCAATGAAAAAGAAAGGTATCAAAACTATTTACTACGACTTGAATGAGCATCACTACGAATACGCTCACGAAAGAAACGTAGCGGATGAGTATCACATCTGTGACTTTACAACTAAAAAGATTAAGGCTGACTTTGTTTCGTGCATAGAAGTCATGGAGCATATTGAAGATGACAAACTCAAACCGTTCCTCTCAAACCTAAAGTGCAACTACTTTCACTTCTCTTCAACACCGCACTATTCTAACTTTGATCAGGAGTGGGGACACATCAATATTAAACCAGCAAAAGGTTGGATAGAACTATTTGAGCAATGCGGATTCACTCTGATGCTTGAAATGTCAAAGCCTACAAAGTGGTCACTTCTATTTAAGAAATGAAAAAGCACACTAAAATATATTTAGACTTTTTTGGTTACGATGAAACATCATGGATACCTTGTGAAATGTGCGGACAGACAGCAAATGATATTCACCACATAGATGCAAGAGGAATGGGAGGCAGCAAAACAAAAGATACAATAGAAAACCTACAAGCATTATGTAGAAAGTGTCATATGGAATTAGGAGATAAGAAAGAACACAAAGTCATGCTTAAAGTAGTACACCAAGTTAAAATGAACGAAAGAAAGAAATGAAAGCAACAATAGAATTTCAACTACCTGAAGATCAGGAGCAATATAACTTCGCTAACAAAGCATTTGACTACTTCTGTGTGCTATGCGAATTTGATGAATTTCTACGTCAGAAAATCAAGTATAGCGAACTTGAACCGAATGAATATACCCTACTTGAAGATACACTAGACCAACTAAGGCAAATGCTATTTGAAAGAGGCATAAATCTTTAAAAAAAAGTGAAAGAAAAGTGAAACTATGGCAAACGAGCAGAATTTAAAACCATTTAAAAAAGGAGAGGTTCACAATCCTAACGGCAGACCTAAGAAGTTCACTACATTGATGAAAGAGAACGGCTACTCACTTTCTCAGGTAAACGATTCTATTCAGGTCATCATGTCAATGGACGAGAAGCAAATAAAAGACGTGCTTAAAAACGATGAGGCAACCATGCTTGAAAAGACCGTTGCAAAGGCTATCATAAAGAGCTATGAGAAAGGCTCTCTGTATTCAATGGATACTTTGCTATCAAGAGTATATGGCAAACCAAAGGAATCAGTAGAGGCAACGGTAGAGGCTAAAGTAATAAACGTAACACTAAACTTGGATTAATATATGGAAACAACTTATTTAGGTAATGGCTGGGAAGACCAGTACGGAATGAACGTCAGCATCAACATTGAGAAACTAAACGAAGCAATCAAAAGCGGCAAGTTAGAAGTAAACAAATACGGTGATGTAAGAGTACGAGTACAGAAACTAAAACAACAGAACGAGAAGAGCAAAGCGACTCACTCAGTTGCTGTGCCAAAGCCAAAGAATGATTCACCTTTTTAGATGAGAGTAATTTGTCTACTTGACGGAGCGAATGGAGTGTCCTTTCATCGATTGTACACTCCTTATCTTCGTTTGCAGCAAGATCACGGAATAACCGTAGATGTTAGTCTGACTCAAGAAGATTGGGTTAATCTTGATTACCAACAATACGACTGCGTTATTTTCAATCGTTGGTTAGGTCGCTATCAGTACAACATACTCCCACTACTTGCAAAGTACAAAGTTCCTTACATCGTTGACCTTGATGACTACTGGGTACTACCAAAGCACAACCCTGCTTACAAGTTCTACAGAGCATATCTAAAAGACGGAGTTAAGAACGCTTTGACGTATGCTAATGGGGTACAAGTAACGACTCCACAACTTGCTGAGAAGGTAAAGGAATTCTACAAAAGAGAAAACATTGCAATAGCTGAAAACTCATTAGACTTTACTCAGGCTCAATGGAACGTAAATAAAGACCATACACCAACTATTGGTTGGGTTGGTGGAATAAGTCACGTTGAGGATATTAAGTTGCTTACAAATCAAATAAGACCTATCTGTGAGAAATACGGCTATCGATTTATAATGGGTGGACATCACGAAAATAGTAGAATGTGGGCAGAGATGGAGAAAGCCATCACAGGAGAGAGTCAAAAGAACCGTCCTACATGGTTTGAAACAAGAGTAGGTACAACACCTGACAAATATGCTGAGGTTTACTCAGAGATTGACATTTGTTTAGCACCGTTGACGTCTCAGACGTTTAACCGATACAAATCAGAGTTGAAGATAGTTGAGGCTGCTGCTTACAAGCGTCCTATTTTAGTTTCAAGTGTAGAACCTTACACGAACCACAGAAGTAATTTAGGGGTTTTCTTTGTGCAGAATAACGATTGGACTACACCATTAACGCAACTAATTGAAAGCGGTAAGAGTCATGAAGTAGGATTAATTAACTACAACTACTGCAACGAGCATCACAACATCCAAGAGATTAACAAAAAGAGAATAGATTTGTTACAGAAAGTATGCAAATAGTCAATTTATTACATGGAGATTGTTTAGAATTGATGAAATCAATATCTGATAAAAGTATTGACGCTATAATTACAGACCCACCATACGGGACTACGGATTGTAGTTGGGATAGCGTTATTCCATTTGATTTAATGTGGGATCAGTTGAATCGTATTATCAAACCAAACGGGGCAATAGCTCTTTTTGGGAGTGAGCCATTTAGTTCTGCATTGAGAATGTCAAATATAAAAAATTACAAGTATGATTGGGTTTGGGATAAAAAAATGGTCACTGGATTTGCTTTAGCAAAAAAACAACCAATGCGAAATCACGAAAATATCATAATATTTTATAAACAACAACCTACTTATAACTTTCAAAGAAGAGAAGTTAAAAAACCTTTTGGCAAAATATTAGATGGAGTTAGTTCTGAAATCTATGGTAATTTAAAAATTAAAGGAGAAAGAGGCGTAGGGTATCCAAAAACAATAATAGAATTTCCAAAACCAAACAATTTAAGCAAACGAGATTTAGGTGGTTTCCACCCAACGCAAAAGCCCATTGCATTAATGGAATATCTTATAAAAACTTATACTAACGAAAATGAAACGGTTTTAGATTTTACTATGGGTTCGGGCAGTACGGGAGTAGCAGCGATAAACACCAAACGCAATTTTATCGGGATTGAAAAAGAGCAGAAATACTACGACATTGCACAAAGCAGAATCAAACAAGCACAGAATGAACTCAAACTATTCTAATGCAAATAAACTACAAGCGACCATTTTTAACGAGTTATCAGAAAGCCATCTTAGATAGTTCTGCACGTTACACGATTACGGCAGCGTCAACTAAGACTGGTAAAACTGCGTCTCATATAATTTGGTTGTTTGAAGAGAGTTTGAAACTAAAAGAAAATCAAGCGGTGTGGTGGGTTGCTCCTGTATACCAACAAGCGGAGATTGCATTTAGAAGAATGAAAGCACAGGTCAACTCTCGTGACTTCTTCCAAAGCAATGAGTCTAAACTTGTACTGACTACTCCGATAGGCTCACGGATAGAGTTTAAATCAGCAGAGAAGCCTGACAACCTTTACGGAGATGACGTCTATGCTGCAGTATTTGATGAGGCAAGTAGAGCAAGAGAAGAATCATGGTATGCTTTGCGTTCTACATTGACAGCAACTAAAGGCAAGTGTAAACTAATCGGAAACGTCAAAGGTAAAAAGAATTGGTTTTACAAGTTAGGAGAGAAAGCGAAAGGAGGAGAACCGAATCTTGAGTATTTCAAAATCACAGCTTACGATGCAGCAAAAGAAGGTATCTTGGACGTTGAAGAAATTGAACAGGCAAAGCGTGACCTACCTGACTATGTTTTCAAAGAGTTGTACCTTGCTGAACCTGCTGACGACAATAGCAATCCTTTCGGGTACGATAATATAGAAAACTGCATAATTCCTACCCAATCGGGTATAGTTGCAGCATACGGAATAGACTTGGCGAAGTACACAGACTGGACGGTTATAATTGGACTAAACGAACAAGGGAATGTCTGTCACTTTGAACGCTTTCAAATGGATTGGAGTCAGACAATGACAAAGATTTCTAACTTAATCGGAAACACTCCGACATACTTAGATAGTACTGGTGTTGGTGATCCAATCGTTGAGCAGTTACAACGAAAGCATCCAAGAGTAGTAGGCTTCAAATTTACATCTCAGAGCAAACAACAACTGATTGAAGGCTTAGTGATGGCGGTTCAACAGAGACAAATAGGATTCCCTGACGGTAATATTGCTGATGAAATGCGTAACTTTGAGTTTGAATATTCCCGAACAGGAGTAAAATATACAGCACCACAAGGACTTCACGATGACTGTGTAATGTCGTTAGCTCTTGCATGGGACTGCAAACAACACAACAAAAAAGGATTATTTTTTTATGCTTAATTGGAACAATATAACAATCAAAAAACTACAAGAGATTAACGAGATAGATAAGAATTGCAACCCTATTGAAAGAACTGCATGGGTTGTATCTATTCTAACAGAAACACCATACGAGGAAGTTGAGCAATGGACACTTGACAAATTAAAAGCCGTTGACCTTACGTTTCTTGACGAGATACCTAAGAGTAAATTAAAGTTTACCTTTAAGCACAAAAACAAAGGATTGAATTTAACCTTTAAGAACAAGGTAAAGAGATACAGACTCGTTAAAACTGCAAAGGAAATGAAGGCTCACCACTTCATCGAACTGCAGGAGCTAATGAAGAGAGACACGATTGAAGTATTACCTGAGATTATAGCTTGTCTGTCATATCGCATAAATATCTTCGGACGAAGAATAGAAGACGACTACGAGCAGAAAGTAAAAGACTTTGCAGATTTACCATTGGTGAACTTCTACAATTATGCGGTTTTTTTTTCTCAACTTTATCCGAAGTTATTAGAGGCTACCCTAACCTATTTGAAGGAGAAGGAAGCGAAGATGAAGGCGATGCTTTCGGATGGCTTGGACTCATTGACCGATTAGCAGGTGG